AAAGGGCACGACGGCAGCCGTGCAGCGGCAGATAGACCACCGCATGGAGCGTTACTCGCAGCCGCCTGAGCAGTACCAGCTCGGAAGACACACGAAATCGCTGAGCCTTGACGACTGGCTGGACGTGATGGAGGGCAGGACCGAGGATGAAAAGAGGATACCGATAGCGACGGAGAAGAAGATTGCGTCGAAACTGTGAGGATTTTAGAGTGATGGGCCTTTGGGGAGGTTTTGGGGGATGAGCCTTACTGGGCCTTCTTAGGCCTTTCTAAGCCTTTGGGGCTGGGGGCTGGAGGCTGGGGATTATGATTTTAGGGTGATGGGCCTTGCTGGGCCTTTCTAAGCCTTTCTAAGCCTTTGGACAATTATTAATTATTAATTATTATTTTGGGTTATGAACGATAAATTGAAGAAAGAGATATGTGAGGCTCTGCGCCTCTATGTGGCAAAATATCCGAGTCAGAACAAGGCTGCGGCGAGTCTGGACGGCACGAGTGCCGGCACTGTTAGCTCTATACTGAGCGGCAAGTGGGAGAACATCAGCGACGAGATGTGGAAGAAGATAGCGTCGCAGGTGGGCAGCCAGGCGCCGGGTGAGTGGCAGACTGTGGACACGACGGCTGCGAAGGAGATGGCTTACGCGATGAGTGACGCTCAGGAGTGGAAGAACGTGACCTGGGTGGTGGGCGAAGCCGGATGCGGCAAGACGACGGCAGCGAGGCTCTATGAGCGTGAGCACAGCGGTGCCTACTACGTTCTGTGCTCGGAAGACATGAAGCGGAGCGACTTTATCCGCGACATTGCGAAGAAGATAGGCTTGAGGACTGAGGGGATGACGATAAGAGACATGCTTGACGCGATCATCGGCGCGCTGATACAGACGGAGAACCCGGTGCTGCTGTTTGACGAGGCGGACAAGCTGACGGAAAGGGTGTTTCACTACTTCATAGACCTGTATAACAGGCTTGAGGACAAATGTGGCATAGTGTTTTTCTCGACCTCTTATATCAAGCGGAGGATGAAGATGGGACTGCGTTATGACAAGAAAGGCTATAACGAGATACACAGCAGAATCGGCAGAAAGTTCTTTGAGTTGGAGCAGACGAGTGCGAACGACGTTTATGCGATCTGCGTGGCGAACGGACTGACCGACCGCAAGAAGATAGCGGAGGTGGTGAAGGACGCTGAGCAGTATGACTTCGACTTGAGGAGAGTGAAGAAGGGCATCCACAGAGTGAAGATGATGGGGGCTTGAACGGTGTTCAAATAATGTTCAAACGATATGAAAAGAGCGATAAGTGTGAGCGAGCTGCTTGCGACGAGATATGACACGTACAAGCTGAGCGATGAATGGAAGGCTGCCTTCGGCGAGCCAGAGAGGAACGGCGTGTGGTTTGTGTGGGGCAGGAGCGGAAGCGGCAAGACGAGTTTTGTGCTGAAGCTTTGCAAGGAGCTATGCAGGTTTGGGCGTGTGGCTTATGACAGCCTTGAGGAGGGTTCGAGCCTGACGATGAAGAACGCCTTTATTAGAGCCGGGATGCAGGACGTGGCACGGAGGATGGTGCTGCTGGACGGTGAGAGCATGGACGAGCTTGACAAGCGACTGGACAAGCGCAAGAGTCCGGACACGGTGATAATCGACTCGTTCCAGTATACGAGGATGAGCTTCGAGGACTATCTGGCTTTCAAGGCACGGCATCCGAACAAGCTGCTTGTGATAATAAGCCAGGCAAGCGGCACGAAACCGAAGGGACGAACGGCGGAGAGCGTGATGTACGACGCGTCGCTGAAGATATGGGTGGAGGGGTATAGAGCATTCTCGAAGGGGAGGTTTTTCGGGGATAAGGGTTATTACACAATATGGGCAGAAAGAGCTGAGGAGTATTGGGAAAAGGAGGAGTAGGTGCTGGAGCTTTGGGTGGTATAAGCCTTACTGGGCCTTTCTGAGCCTTTCTAAGCCTTTGGGGACTTGGGGCGTTGAGGAATGTTTAATGTTGAATTATTATGGAGTATAAGGATGGAGACACCATCTACATTCTGCTGACTAAGAGTCAGGCGGAGAGTGTGATGGGCGAATGGATAGAGAACAACTGGGGGTGTGACTTGACAGTGCACCGCAGCCAGAAGACAAAGGGCCGTGTGGTGTTGGAGACGATGGACCTGATGTTTGCGGCACGGGTGTGTCAGTGGCACCAGTATGAAAAAATAACTTATAAACGCAAGAAATTATGAGCAGTAAGAATCAGATGATATTTCTTGAGGCTCCGCTGTATGGGGGCCTTGAGGAGCATATAGTGAGCCGTGGGCACACTTGCAGGTATTGCTATGGCGAGGGCGGTTTTGGCGGTGACCCGCGTCTTGGCGAGGTGTGGACTCCTTGCCCGGTGTGCAAGGGGAGCGGCAAGATGGAGGCGGAAGTGACCATCAAGTGGAAAGCGAGTGAAAAAGTGAAAGAGAAAAAAGAAAGGGAAAGAAAATGAAGATTTTGGAAGACATCAAGGCGTGGCTGAGCGCAAAGCGTGAGGCTCGCAGAAAGAAGCAGGCGGCGCTGAGGGCTGCTGCCTTAGTGAGAGAGAGTGAAGAGCGTATTCAGGCTCGTGAGTTTAACGGCGAGGTTTATTTGTGCTACAACAACGTGCCGTTGGTTCCTGATGACGGACTGGCATGGGACATTCCGACGACGCTTGCCGTGGCCCGTGAGTCGTGGCTGAAATGGAAAGAGAAGGAGGCAGCTTATGAACAACATAGATAACTACGGGCGATTTTACGGTCTGCTGAAGCGGATGCCTGGTGCTGACAAGGAGACGCTTGTGAGACAGTTTACGGGCGGTAGGACGGAACACTTGCGGCAGATGACGTACAAGGAGTATGACCTGATGTGCATGGAAATGGAACGTGTGGCGGGCTACGACGAACGGCGTGCTGCTTTGCGCCAGGCTCTGAAGAAGGCTCGCAGCGGTGTGTTGCACCAGATGCAGCTGTGGGGCGTGAACACGGCAGACTGGAAGGCTGTGGACGCTTTCTGTAAGGACAAGAGAATTGCGGGGAAGGTGTTCAGGCAGCTGGATATGGAGGAACTGAACGCTCTGAATGCTAAACTGAGGGCGATGAGACGGAAGAAAGAAGAGTGAGGGGTGCTGGGGGATGGGCCTTGCTGGGCCTTCTTAGGCCTTTCTGAGCCTTTGGAGATTGGGAGATATTGAGTGTTAAACTATAAACTTTTAAATTTAGAGATATGGAAACAAAGAACGAGAATTTGGAATTGCTGAAAGGCATGAGTAAGGAACAGAGAGCAGCGCTGCTTGCACAGCTTCAGAGTGAGGCGAAGAACGACCGCGTGGCAAAGCGTGAGACTTATGAGGCTCTGCGGGGTGAGTTTATGTATGACGTGCTGACGAGGGTGAACGATGTGGAGCAGACTGTGAGCGGCTTCAAGAAATGGCTTGACGGCGAGGTGACGGCTTTCACTAAGGTGATGCGGGAGTATGGTGCTGTGAAGAACGACGGGCAGCAGAGCTACACGATCACTGACGGGGACTTCAAGCTTGAGGTGAAGTTTAACAAGGTGAAGGGCTTTGACGAGAGAGCCGACATAGCTGCTGAGCGTCTTGTGGACTACCTGAAGCGGTACATGGCAGCGAGCGAGAAGGGCGTGGAAGACCCGATGTATCAGATGGCGATGACGCTGCTGGAACGCAACAAGACGGGCGACCTGGACTATAAGAGCATATCGAAACTGTATGAACTGGAGGATAAGTTTGACGGGGAGTATGCTGAGATTATGCAGCTGTTCAAGGAGGCTAATGTGGTGCAGACGACAGCTACGAACTACTACTTCTCGAAGCGCAATCCGGAGAATGGAGTGTGGACGCGAATAGAGCCGAGCTTCTGCAGACTTTAAGTGAAAAGGGAAAAGTGAAAAGGAAATGATACGGGAAGTAGAGAAGAAGGCAAAGGTGGCGGTATGCCGCCGTTGCTACGGCACCGGGAGGCTGGTAGACCGTGTGAGTGGCGTGTTTTGTACATGTGACCAATGCGAGGGTACGGGTAGGGTGACAGTGAGTACCCGTACTACTTATGACATCCGTCCTTACAATCCGAAGTGAAGGGATGAGACTGGGTGATGGGCCTTGCTGGGCAACTGGGCAACTGGGCCTTTCTGGGCAACTGGGCCTTGCTGGGCCTTTCTGAGCCTTTCTAAGCCTTTGGAGGGTTTGAATTGAGGAAAGCCACCTAAATCGTTGTGATTTGGGTGGCTTTTTGCTTGCGGTTTAAGGATAAAGGTTTATATTTGCGAATTATGCGAAAAAAGCAATAAAAGGGGTAGATACTGGGTATGGTAAAGAGGCGTGGCGCGGGCTATCAGAAACGGGTAAGGGACATAAATAGGATATACGACCAACATGCCAGGAGCGGACTGAGCAACCGCGAGATATGGCGAAGGTACGTGTATCCTGTTTATGGTATATGCGAGCGTACGTTCTATAACCTTATCAATGCCTCTTGTGATCCTAAGAATGACGTGCCAAAGGAGGTGCAGATGTTTCTTAAATTTGATGACGATGAACAAGGACGTACAGAAAATAATTGGCAATATCCTGTCGGATATTAGGGTGGAACTGAGTGATGAGTTTGACAAGAACTTTGAGCGTCAGGCCTTCTTCAGCGAGGCATGGCAGCGCAGGAGCAGTCCGATACGGCCTGGCGGTTCGATACTGATAGACACGGGCCGACTGAGACAGAGCATCAGTAGCCGCACGACGGATACGAGCATAACGTTCTACACGAACCTGCCTTATGCATCCATTCACAACGACGGAGGCGAGATAAAGGTGACGAAGAAGATGAAGGGCTACTTCTGGCACAAGTATTATGAGGCGACGGGAGCGTTCGGGCGCAAGAAGAACGGCGAGCGACGGAACGACAAGCGCACTGTGAGGCTGAGCACGGAGGCAGAGTTCTGGCGGCACATGGCCCTGATGAAAGAGGGCAAGAGCATAAAGATACCGAGGCGCAGATTTTTGGGAGAGTCGCCAGAGGTGGAAAAGGCAGTGAGGGAGATAGTGGAAGCGAACATAACAGAATACTTCAATACGGAATTTGAAATAAGACGAAAATGAGAAAGGAACTTTATGAGCTGCTATGCAGGGAGCTTGGTGCGATAGCCGAGATAAAGCATATAGACTTGTGGAACCGCAACGTGGAGTTTATTGAGCAGGAAGAGAGTTGGGAACGTCCGGCTGTGTTTGTTGAGTTCGGGCAGATAGACTGGAAGCCAATAGTGAACGGTGTGGAATATCGGGCAGAACCACGTCTGACGCTGCATATAGTGACAGACTGGGCAGGCGACGCGAGCGCGGGAAGTGAGTGCAAGGAAGACGCCTTGGCGGTGTTTGACCTTCCGGACAAGATACACCGCCGCCTGGCGAACCTTGAGGGAGAGAGCTTCGGTGAGCTTGACCTTGTGCAGAGCGTGACGAACCATAACCACGAGGAGATAGTAGAGAGCATCGAGGTGTACCAGTATGTAGCTCTGAAACGGTTGTGACTAACGAGGCGTGCGTGACTGCAGGAACTGCTTATTGATGGACTTGACTCTGTTTCGAATGCGCAGAGTGGCAACAGAGAGGGGATAATGTCCCCTCTTTTTTGATGGGTAGATATTGCCCTTCATGACGGCCGCCTGGAACTCGTCGAAAGAGTAGCCACAATTGCGCTGCAGCCCTCTATATATGATTCGTATGGTGTCGAGGAAGGTGACGGGTCGGTAAATGAAGGCAGAGCCGAGGACTGCGAAAATGTCTTTGGTCTCGATGGCGTATTGAATCTCGATGCCGTCGATCATGATGGATTGTTTCATAATATTTGTGGGGTTTGTGGGTGATGGGCCTTGCTGGGCCTCTTTGGGCCTTTCTGAGCCTTTGGTTAGGGGGTGGGTGTTGTGGGGGTGGGGATTTGTTTTTTTTGATTTTTTCTTTCATAATTGTTGTTTTATTTTGAAATAGTTGTTATCTTTGCAAAAAGCAATGTATCAAGTTATCCTCCGTCCGCGTTTATCGCGAGACACACGAGGAAGGTGACGGATCATTGCTTTTTTTATATACTCGTAGAATGTGCATGTAATTTCCATCCCTATTGCATTTTACTTTCATTTCAACCTTATAGCAATCATCAACAATCTCGTAAACCTTAAAGTATGCGCCAGGGTGGTCAATGCTTTTTTCATTTGGGTCTACGAGTGTTGCAGTTTTTATGAGTTCGTGGGCTTTCTTTGCATATTCAAGTTTAAGAGGATACATTGGGTCGTCCTGATACTTGCTGATTGACTCATCGTAGAAGGAACGCTTGATGATAATATTTGTCCCATCTGACGCACTAACTTCAAATCGTTTTGCCATGAATTTTCCGAGAGTCCCAACTGGCAAATTTTCTTTATACCAATTTACCAAAGATTTTTTGGCTGTGTTAATTTTGGAACGACTGACCTCTGTATCAATTTTATTCTGTTCAATGCTCCTTACTAACTTGCACGCTGCACACAGTTCATTCTCAGGAACAAACCTTGCCAACTTGATTTTCCCCTTAGCTATGTCGCAGTCACGGCACCGACGAATTGTGTAGGGGTTGTAATCGGGCATGGTCTTTTGCTGTATGCCGGGGTTGAAATGGAAGATGCCCTTTGTGTCGTCTTGCAGAGCCTCTTCGCCTCTTTTCATTGCCTCGTCGTGGGGAGTGACGGGGTATTTGGACTTTCGCACCTGGACTACTGTGCATCGGCAGTTCCATCCGTTGGGAGGATAGTATGTCTGCCAGAAGGGGTCGGAAGGCGGGAGGGTGACACCATTGAGCGCAGCGTGTGCGGGACGCACCTTGCTGTCGCCCGCCGTGCGGTACTGTAGGTTGTATCGGTCGCCGTCTTCGGCGAACTGCTCCCACTTGGCTGCCATCTGTGCAGAGGCCTGCACGAAATTGTACTCGGCCCGGAGATAGTTGGCGTTGTATGTGTCGTTGATCTTCTGAACGTCGTTCAAAAAGCGTTCAAACGGTTTTCGATTGCCGTTCTCGTCGAGCAATGAGGGGAACGCCTCGTTGAGCTCGTGGAAGGTCTTGATGCCGGAGAAGATGTAGTTGGATCGAGTAAGACGCTGGCGCATGATGTCGGACATTTCCACGCTTTGCAAGTTGCGGTCGAGGACAGTTGCATGAGCCTCTATCAAGCTTTGAACATTTTTATCAGCCATGATGTCGATAGAGAAAGAATTTCCTTTTTGGTTGAAGACAACCTTCATAGCGTCCTTGAAACCCTTGCTAATATCTTCGCTTGGCAGACAGACGTCTTCACCAGCCCCCAAACTAAGCAAACTTTTTGCAAGTTCCGTATTAACATTATTCATGTGAGAATAAGAAAGCAACTCTTTTGGTAGAACCTTACCCCTCATGATCGCTGCATTCAGTTCAGCCTCAAACTCAGCACGATTGGTAAGGGAATACTCTGAAAGTTGCTTTTTGATAAGTTCCTTGTCTGCTTTATCCATTTTCCATTCGTGTTCTACTGAGCGAAAATAATCGGGGTCGTTGCAAAAGTCGATATAGTGTCCCAATTCGTGTAAGATAGTGTTGCTTTGGGCATGCCATCCCCCACGGATAGCATCCTCGGTATCTTTTACCCATGTTTTATAAGCACGTTTATTCACATTGATGATATTGGGTGCTCCCTCGCATATAGCAGGGTGGAAATTTGCACGAGTCAAGCCATGGAATCGTTTCCTTCCCCCCAAATCTACCTCACGCAACTCCGGTAACTCCTTGATGCCATGCCTAAGTGCAATTCGCGCAGCCTCTTCAGCGTCTTCTCTCACATACTTGTTACTGATGACACTTGCCCATTTTTTGGCGATGGCATCAATTTCCTCTTCCTTTTTGCTGAGGCATAAGGAAGACAGACCGGTGTCATTGGCTAAGATGTGGGCATATCGTCGGTGTAGCCCCAGGTAGTCGCTGGGGCTTAGTCGAAAAAAGGGGGTGTGGGGGGTGTGGGGGATGGGCCTTGCTGGGCCTGACTGGGCCTTTCTGAGCCTTTGGGGCTTGGGCTTGGGTGATGGGCCTTACTGGGCCTTTCTGGGCCTTTGGTGAGAGAGGTGGGTGTTGTGGGTGTTGTGGGTGTGGGGGTGTTGCGTCGTTCGCCTACTGGCATGCTGTATTTGTCGGCGAAGTAGGTGGGGTCGACTTCGTAGCGGTCGGCGATCATGGTCTCGTATGCTACCTGCTGCTCTGGGGTGTAGTCGACGGCGTTGTCCCACTCGAAGCGCAGGCCCTTGACCGGGAATCCGTGTTTGATCATGCGCGGAAGGAGCTGGTTGTTGACGATGTCGCGGAGCATGGTGCAGTCGCTGTCGACCAGGTTCTGGAAGACTTCGAGGTGAGTCTGCGACTGTGAAAGGCTGCTGCCGTCCTCGATGGTCATGGTCTGTCCGATGATGAGCTTGGAGAGTTCGGAGTTGGCGCGATCGATGCGCTTGTCGTAGACGTTGAACGCGTCGCCCTTTCCGCTCTCGACAAATTCGATTTCGGTGTCCTGCCCTGCCACCATGTACTGGCTTGCTCCGGCACCCTTGAGCATCTGTTCGAGACGGCTCATTTCCTTAGGGTCGCGCGAGGTGGTGCGTGCTATACGCATAGGCATGCCGAAGATTTCGCCGAAGGAGTCCCAAAAGGCGAGCATGTTCTTCTTAGGAATGGTCTGTGTGGCCGCCTTGAGGTAGAGTCCGAGGTCGTCGGGACGTCCGGCTTCGATGAGCCAGTCGGTGAAAGGAGCGGTGCGGTAGTCGATGCCGGAAGTCCAGTCTTGGCCGAGCTGCTGAATGACACGTCCGTACTCGGGAATGACGTGCTTGCGCGGTATGAGCTTGACATCGGTGTAGCACGGGCATCCGTCGCCATCGGTGGTGACGTCGCCGAGTTCGATGAGAGAATGCCCCCATAGATTGGCTTCGAGTGCGTATTTCAGCAACTGCTTGAACCAAGCCTGGTCGAAGAGGTGGAGCGCCTGGTCGTTGATGTTGCCCTTGGCATCGACGAGCTTGAAGGACTTCGCCATGACGAAGCCTACGCGCTGGGCTACGCATCCAGAGAGGTGGAGGTCGATGTCGATGTCGCGATAGATGTCGTAGAGTCGTGAGCGGTTAGGGTTGTCGACATTGATAGCCATCTGCCATGCGTTGTGCCAGTCGGCGATGTCCTTTCGTGTGAGCGCATCGGTTGTGCGTTGCAGCTCGATGATCATCTTGCCCACGCGCTTGCGGTCGGAAGCCTTTGCGAGGTTGAAGTCGCCGTATTTTGTGTGCAGCACGTTGTGGCCTGACGGCGTGAGGATGCCGCTGAAAAAGTTCTTAATGTCCATAGTTTTACCAATTATGATGTAACTGTTGTTGTGATCCGAAAATGAGAAGGTCGCCGCAGGGTGTGCCGTCGCTGTCGATGTCGAGCGGCAGGTCGGGAATGATTTTGCCAGCCTGCACGCCTTCGAGCCACTTGATGGCGCGTTCGTACCGCTCCTTACGTATCTCGCTGCCCATCTTCTGGGGCATGGCAGCCGTCATGTGATAGAGCGCGATGTCGGCGGCGTACATGACGACGAGTCTGTTTCGCTCGTCGCCTTGCGCAGCGAAGATCGTCTCTGTGTCGTATTTGGGCCGTAGGTAGCCGGCAATCTCCTCGCACGCTTCGAGTTCGGCATTGTCGCGAATCTCTTGTGAAGCTTGCGAGACGACCTTGAGAGCGTTTTCGCCTATGACGACCCTGTAGTCTTCTTGTGTGATGAACATGTGTAGAGTCTCCTTTCTATTTGTAAAAAAATTACCAGATGTTTTTGTTTGTTTGTCGTTTGCCGAAAATGGGTTTGCAGATGCTCTGCCTTGAGCAGCGCTGAAGCATCCATATTGCGCCCTCGTCGGCATCGGGCGCATCGTCGTGCACACGGCTGCCCCGTTCGAGCGCCAGCGTCTGTTCGATGCCGACCTGCATGTCGGGCGAGTCCTTGAGCGCTTCGTTATAGAAGACGAAACCACGCTCCCAAAGCGGGCTGATGGCCTCGATGCGCTGAATTTTGTCGGGCTTCTTTCGCTTGTCTGGCATGATGGGTAGCTGGTAGCCCCGCTGCTCGCCCTCGACTGCAAACTCGTCGAGAATGACATCCTGCATGAAGTTGGCCTCCATGAAGAACTGAACGGGTGCTATGTCGCGTGTACGCTCGTAGAGGTCGTAGAGCCACCGTACCATCTCGCTAACTGTAGCCTGACGCACGAAGGTGTCGATGAGATGGAGTTCGGAACCGATTTTGCCCCACAGTCGGGATGCCTTGTAGTCGTTGGCCGTGGTGGACTTGAACGACGGGTCGGTGTAGCACACGAGCATGTCGTACTTAGAGAGCTTAGGGAGGCGCTTGTATCGAATCCACTCAGCCCGGAAGATTGTGCCGTCGACGATAGGATTGTGCATCATCTCCTTCTCCCAAGCCCGATAGCCTACGAAGTCGCGGTAGGCCTGCGCCTCTTGCTTGGTCCACTTCTCGCTCCAGACCGGCTCGCCGCCGGGATCGACCGCTACGATTTTAGAAAGGAAGACCCCTTTGGTGTGTGAGATGTTGTAGAGCACGGAGTTCTTGCTGATGAGGTTGCCGACCATAATGAAGCGTCCACGACCGACATCGAGCGCACCGAAAAGCGCCTCCTTGACCCAGTTGGTGAGGTCGTGCACGAGCTTGTCGTTGCGACAGAGCTGGTCGTCGTCGAGGTCGTCGATGACGATGTAGTCGGGACGCGACTCACGATCGCGCAGGCCACGAGGCGACTGTCCGCGACCGCAGGCAAGGAACTTCACCCCGCTCTTTGTCTTGAACTCGCCCTCCTGCCAGCAGCCGTCGTTCTTCTGCTGTCCGAAGTCGGCGATGAGCCTCTGGTTGTACTCAAGCTCAGCCTGGATGTCGCCAAGGAGTCGGTCGGCATTGTCTTCGGACTTGCCGACGACGACCATGAAATTGATGAGCCTTTTGGGCTGGAACATCAACCAGAGCGGGATGAAGACATCGAGGTGGGTGGACTTGGCATGTCCACGCGGCCACATGAAGACCGCCTTGAGGTCGGGTGTGGAGCGTACCTTGCGCGCAGCCTCGTTGTGAAAGGGTGCGTTGTGAATGGTGCGCAGGACGTTGCCGGTGGTCTTGTCGCGCAATTGTAGGAAATGGGGGAAGTAATACTCGCAGAAGGCTGCGTAGTTGTTGAGCAATCGCTTGATGCGATTGTTTCTTTCTTTTGGCGTTTCGCTTTTGAGGAGTGAGGTGTCGGTGATTGCCTGCACCTGGCGGCAACGCTCTTTCCACTGGTCGTATGCTTTTTTCTTGTCTGCTGCTGTCATAGGGTAAAAATTGGAAATTGGGTGTTACTGGGCCTTCTTAGGCCTTTCTAAGCCTTTGGGGTTGGGGGCTTGGGGATGGCTTGGGGATGGGCCTTACTGAGCCTTTCTATGCCTTTCTAAGCCTTGGGTGAGGGGTTGGGGTGTTTGGGGCTTGCTGGGCCTTTGGTGATGAGGGATTACTTTATGCCCATCTGCTCGGTGATGTACATGTCCTGGTACTTGTTGATGACGCGCATAAGCTCGGGTGTGACGTCGTGGTCGGTCTGTGACCGGAACTCGAGCCACTTGGAGAATGCCATGAAGACCTCGATAGCGTCGACGACGTTGGCCTTCTTGTCGAGCTTCTCGATGACCGCCGACAGCTTGGCGAGCTTGTCGCTGAGTCCGGCAATGAGCTGCGGGTCGTTGGATGAGTTGACTTGCGTGATGAGCGCGTCGATGGTTAGGAGAAGCTTGTTGACGAGTTCGGGACGGGTGATGTTCTTGGCGGCGCGCGCCTCCTTCCACCCCTCGGCTGTGGACCACTTGGATATGGTGACACGCGAGACCTCGACCTTGTCGGCAATCTCCTGCTGCTCCATTCCGGAGAGATAGAGCGTGCGAGCAAGTGATTTCTTTTTTTCGATTTCTGCCTTTGTCATATTAATAAAGTTTTTTTTTATGCAAAAGTGGGATGATTTCGGTGGCTGTGCAAAAAAGTGTGCAATGGTTGCATAGAAGTGTGCAAGGATTGCACAGTTTTTTGGCGGTGGTAAAAGGAGTTAGTAATATTGCAATCGGAAACGGGCGACGGTGCCCACAAGAAAAAAAGCGAAAGGATATGAATAAAGCGAAACGCGTAAGAATAACCAACGACCGTCTGAACAGCTACGGCACAAGAGTGCTGACAGCAGGGATGGACGTGGAACAATATGAACGCAACCCGGTGCTGCTGTATATGCACGAGCGCGGGAACGTGATAGGCTATGTGAAGGATCTGAAAGTGGAGGACGGCGAGGTGACGGGCGAACTGATGTTTGACGAGGCCTCGGAGCTGTCGGTAAGGTGCAAGAAGCAGTATGAGTTTGGCAGCCTGAAGATGGTGAGTGCCGGACTTGACATATTAGAGACGAGCGAGGACGCGGCACTGCTTGTGCAGGGTCAGACGTGCCCAACGATAACGAAGAGCAAGCTATTTGAGGTGAGCTTAGTGGACGTGGGCGCAAATGACGACGCCATCGTGCTGCAGAAGGACGGCAAGAAGATTACTCTCGGCAAGGACAGCGAATGCCCGTTGCCAATGTTGAACAACAATAAAAAACAAAAACAAATGGAACAGAAACAGTATGCCCTACAGTTGGGGCTGCCGGAAACGGCAACAGAGGTGGAGATTGCAGCGAAGATAAGAGAGCTGACCGCCGCCAAGCAAGAGAACGAGACCCTGCGTAAGGAGAAGGAGACGCTGACACTCGCCAGTATCACAGCCGTCGTGGAGAAAGCCGTTGGCGAGAAGCGCATCGGCGCGGACAAGAAGGAGGAGTTCGTCAACCTCGGCAAGGAGATAGGCCAGGAGAAGCTGGAGCGCATAATCTCAGCGATGTCGCCACAGATGAAACTGAGTGCTGTCATAGGCCACCGGGGCGGAACAGCTCCAGAGGGAACAGCTGCATACAAGAAGCTGAGCGATGTGCCGCAGGGCGAGCTGCTGGCACTGCGCAAGGAGCAGCCGGAGGAGTATAAGCGTCTGTACAAGGCGGAGTATGGCATGGAGTGTGAGCTTTAAGGGAAGAGTGAAGAACGAAGAGTGAAGAATCCAATAGTTAAGTGAAAAGTAAAAACCGATAAAAAAGAAAAAAATGGAAAAGAAGAGATTAATGACACTGTTAATGGCAGTGCTTTTCAACTGTGTGACTGGCGGCATGCTGGCTGCTGCGATGGGTGTGTCGCCGATAGTCGGAGCTGTGGGCATGAACTGTGTGGGCGCGCTGCTGAGCGGCGAGACAGCCCAGGGCGCATTGCGTGCAGGCGTTTGCAAAGAGATATGGACGGGCGAGCTGGTGAAGTCGTTGCGCGGTTTTGTGGCAGGTACTTGGCTTGACGGCATACCGGACAATTCGAGCATCGTGGACAACGACGTGATACACCTGGTGGATGTAGGCGTAGACCCGGAGGTGCTTGTGAACAATACGACCTACCCTATCCCACTGCAGGCGCTTGACGACAAGGACATAGCTGTGAAGCTTGACAAGTTCCAGACAAAGGTGACTCCGATCACCGACGACGAGCTGTACAGCATAAGCTACGACAAGATAGCGCGTGTGAAGGAGAGCCACTCGAACGCCATCAACGACGCGAAGTTCGCCAAGGCAGCGCATGCTCTGTGTGCGAAGTCGAACGCAGAGAAGACCCCAGTGCTGAAGACCACTGGCGAGAAGGACGGAGCGACTGGCCGCCTGAAGATGACGGTGAAGGACGTGCTCGCCATGAAGGCAGCGATGGACAAGCTGGGTGTGCCGACCACAAACCGCCGCCTGGTGCTGTGTACGGACCATGTGAACGACCTCCTGGCAGCAGACCAGACCTTCAAGGAGCAGTATAACATAGACCGCAACACGGGCAAGGTGGGCAAGCTGTACGGCTTCGACATATACGAATTTGAGAACACTCCCTATTATGCTGCAGCCGGAACGAAGAAGGCCGTGGGCGACAAGGGCGGTACGGCAGGCGACTTCCACTGCTCGTTTGCATTCTACACTCCGCGTGTGTTCAAGGCTACGGGTTCGACAAAGATGTACTGGAGCCCGGCAGAGAACAACCCGGAGTATCAGCGTAACGAGGTGAACTTCCGCCACTACTTCGTGTGCATGCCCAAGAAGGAAGATGCGGGCGTGGTGATGAGGAGCGACTACAAGGCCGGATAAGTGAAGAGTGAAGAGTGAAAAGTGAAAAATCGAGTATGGCAGGGATGAAATACTTAGTGCTGCACTGTACCGCCACGCCTGAGGGCCGTGAGGTGACCAGTGGCGAAATTCGCCACTGGCACACCGACCCAGTAAAGAAGGGTGGTCGTGGCTGGAAGCAAGTTGGCTATACGGACATGATTCACCTTGACGGTAAAGTGGAGCGACTTGTGGGGAACAACGAGGACGCTGAGGTGGACCCATGGGAGGTGACCAACGGCGCGAAGGGCTACAACACGGTGAGCCGCCATGTGGTGTACGTGGGCGGTGTGTCAAAGGACGGCAAGACAGCCAAGGACACGCGCACAGAGGCACAGCTGAAGGCGATGACGGCGTATGTGAGGGACTTCCACGAGAGATTCCCCCAGATAAGGATAGTGGGCCATGGCGAGCTACCGGGTGTGAAGAAGGCTTGTCCGAGCTTTGACGTGGCAGCGTGGCTACGATCGATAGGAATATACCAAAAGTAAAAAAAAATGGATGGCATGAATATCAGCGAAGTTCTGAACGTGGTGCTCGGTGGCGGTCTGGTGGCTACGATAATAGCAATAAGCACGCTGCGTGACACGATAAGGAAAGCGAAAGCGGAATCGATGAAGGCCGAAGCCGATGCCGAGACGGTGCGTATGGACAACGCAGAGCATGCCACCCGTATCTTGGTAGAGAACATTGTGAAACCACTGAAAGAAGAACTGAATGAGACGAGAAGAACGCTGGAAGCGACGAAACGTGAGATGGCACGGCTCAGGAAGACGATTGATGCCGCTAACAGTTGCAAGCATCATGATGACTGTCCTGTTCTTGTCGGGCTGCGGGACTTGCCGAAAGGCGAGCGAAGCTCGGGAGGAAAACGTGAGGCACGTACTCGCGGACAGCCTCCGGAGCGAGTTGCGCCAGACGTGGACGGAGACCGTACCTCAGGAGGAAGCGAAGCTGGAGATAAGTCTGGCGGAACTGACTAACCTGCCGGAAAAGGCAGAGTATAGGGCTAAGACGGGACGCGCCAGCGCAACGGTAAAGAAAAAAGGCGGCACCATCGTGGTGTACGCGACGTGTGACAGTCTGCAACGTCAATGTGAGTACCTGGAACGCCAGCTGTCGCTCAGCAAGAGTGCATTGGACGGGCATTGGAACGCTGTCAGAACGGAGGAAAAACGCCGTTCGAAGGGGTGGATGATGCTTATTATCGCCTTTATCGTCGGAGTGGCGACCGGCATAGTAACAACAATAAAAACAAGAAAGATATGGCAGAATCGAAGAAATTCATGTACGGCATAGGCGCCGTGAAGTTTGGTGATAAGACTATGGGCTATATAGAGAAGGGCAGCTGGGACTGGGGCGGCTCTAAGCCGGAGAAGGTGGACGTAGAGGCGGAGCAGGTAGTAGGCGCTCCGGTGCTGACCCTGGTGACGAAGAACGGCACAATAGCTCCGACGTTCAACCTGATACAGCTGGACTATGAGAACCTCCAGCTGGTGCTGGGCGGAACGCTTGTAGGTTCGACTGGTGCGTATACTGGCTGGAAAGCCCCGACCGACCTTGTGGAACTGCGCGGCAAGTGTGAGATAGTGCTGAAGAGCGGCCAGACGGTGACGATACCGAGCGCGACGCTCATGGCCAACCTCGGCGGCAAGCTGACGCTGACAGAGGTGTCGAAGATAGAGTGCCAGCTGACGGTGAACGCTCCGTCAGACAACAGCGCCCCTTACGAAGTGTCGGACACAAAGGCAGGAGGTCCAGGAAAGTAATAGTGTATGGATGAGAAGACCATCAGACAAATAGAAAAGGAAGGTGCGGAAGCTTTATTGGACACTGGTCTTTCAGTGCCCTTGAAGGAATGGCACCTTCCTTTTTTTAAAAAGTCGTTCCATCTACGTGTGACCATGCGCCGACCAACTTTGGCAGGGCAAATCAGAATAGCCAAAGAATGGTTGGCAATGGGCGTGACGAGCGAAGAAATGTGGCACTTCACCAAGGAAGAAGAAATGCAGTTTCTCGTTAAGCATGGCAAGAAAATCAGCCGCATGATAGCTTACACCCTTTGCCGAGGCTGGATAAGCCGCCATCTGTTGGTGGGCTTGACGGCATGGACTGTGAGGAACTGGATGGAAAACAAGTATCTTGTCAGCGTGACAAAGAAGTTTGTCGGGCTGATGGGGACAGACAGTTTTACAGATATTATCAAATCGGCAGAAGCGGTGAATCCGATGAAGCTGAGGAAGAGCCAAAAGACGAAAGGGAGTTAACGAGCGAATACGAAGGCTCCCATAGCCCTTTCGGTTTTGTGTGGCAGATAGCAAGCGAGACGGGTTGGAGCGTAGACTACATACTGAACGGTGTGAACTACCAGACCCTGATTATGATGCTGAGCGATGCCCCACATTATGTAAGCAAGAAGAAGAACGGCAAGCCCAAGGACGAAAGAAGCGCCGAAGAGGAAGCCGACGACATTGTAGGATTTTTTCAAAGTAAACTGAAATGAGCAACGGCAAGACGGTAGCAATAGAAATAGAACTCCTGGACCGCATCAGCGGTGGACTTGACAGGGTAAACAAGAAAATAGATGCCTTGACTGGTGGCAGCGCTGAAGCGAAGAAAGGCTTGAGCGGATTGGAGAACATGAGCGACAGGGTGAAACGGTCGCTCATGGGTCTTGGCATGGCCTTTTCGATGAAAGGGCTCGTCTCGGAAATTGCTAACGTCAGAGGTCAGTTCCAGCAGTTGGAGGTGGCCTTCAACACCATGCTTGGGAGCGCCGACAAGGCAGATGCCCTGATGGCCCAACTTGTGCGTACCGCAGCCACGACACCGTTTGACCTTGAAGGTGTGGCACAGGGTGCGAAACAACTCTTGGCGTATGGCATGGAGGCAGAGAAGGTGAACGAAACCTTGATTCGTCTGGGTGACATTGCCGCAGGTCTTAGTATGCCATTGAATGACCTCGTTTATCTGTACGGAACAACGATGGCGCAAGGCAGACTTTACACGCAAGACCTTAACCAGTTCACTGGTCGTGGCATTCCGATGATCCAGGAACTCGCCAAGGTGTTTGGTGTGGCAGAGAGCAAGGTGAAAGACCTGGTAGAAGCCGGCAGGGTAGGATTTCCAGAAGTGCAGAAGGTAATAGAAAACCTTACTGGCGAAGGCAGCAAGTTCGGTGGCTTGATGGAGGAACAGAGCAAGACCATATCAGGACAGATACGCAACATCAAAGATGACATAGCCAGCATGTTCAACGACATGGGCAAACAAAGCGAGGGCGTTATCAATACAACACTTAGCGGTGTGACCTATATCGTGGAACATTATGAGCAATTCGGACGTGTTCTGATGGGATTGGTTGCCACTTATGGAACATACCGCACGGCTTGCATGACGGTGGCAGCAGTCCACAGTCTCATAACGGTTGGTATTGGTGGCATGACCGCAGCGGAAGCCATACACTATGGCTGGATAGTAATGGTGGAGAAAGCGCAGAAGCTGCTTAACGCTACCATGCTAAGCAATCCATACGTATTGGTAGCCACTGCTATTGCCGGTGTTGTTGCCATGATGATAAGCATGAAGACAGAGACGGAACTGATCAAGGCAGCAGACGAAGCGTATGAGGCACAAAAGCAAAAAGTGATTGAGGCAGAGGAAGAACACAAGCGCAAGATGGAAGAACTGTGCTCCATTGCAGGAGACGAAGCACTCAGCACCGACACCAGACGTGAGGCCCTGAACAGACTCGAACAAAAGTATCCCTCGATATTCGCCAAATATGACACGGAATATGAGAAACTGAGAAACATCAAGAAAATAAAGCAGGAAATCGCTGAGCTGGAAGCAGGGCAAAGCATAGCCAAGCCCAAGAACGAGCTGGGCAACGTGAACAAGCGCATAAAAGAACTTGAAGCCAAGCAGAAGACAGAGCGGTGGAAAATGAGTTACGGTTCGCTTCACAGAGTTGGCGGTTTGAGCCGTGAGGAGGAAGCCGAGCTCAAGAGTCTTCAACAACGTCAACAGAACCTTAACAAGCAGGTGCGCAAGGATGCTGTGAATGCCTACTTTGAGGACCTCACCGGTGTCAGCAACAACGACCTGAAGAAACAGATAAAGGAGCGTGAGAACCTAATGGCCCGGATGAAGATGTCGGGGAGGAAGTATGGCTATACCACGAATGACGGCAAAAACATCCGTGGCACTTACACCATGGATGAACTGCAATATCAGTTGAACAAGCTGAGATCAGAACGAAACCGCCGTAACGAGCCGAGAAGATCGAGCAGCGATTGGGGTGCAGCCGACAAGAAGGCTTACCAGGCAGCCTTGAAGGAATATAACGATTTCGTCAGAAACGGCTCAAACAACCTGACCAAGGAAGAATATGACAAGAAGGCAAAGGAGCTGAAAGAAAAGACAGAACTTGCCAAGAAGGAATATGATTCGCGCAAAGCCGGTACGGACAAAGACAGCGACCGGGCTGAAAAGGATGCAGCCAAGGCCGAAGCAGCTGAAGAACGCCGTAAGCAGGTGAAGGAAAAGGTGGGTCAGGAACTTGTGGCGCTGCAACGCAAGAATGACAAAGAAGAAATTGACACCATGCAAGAAGGCTTGGAGAAGAAGCTCCGCCAGATAGAAAACGACTACCAGGCACAGAAGGACGCAATCGACAAGCAAGAAACGGCATGGAAACGCGACAACAAGAAAGCAGGCATTGCGACTGAGGCGAATGGGCTGACCAAGGAACAGACGGACGCCATAAAAGAGGCTAACGCCCTGAACGAGAAAAGCCGAAGCAAAGCCATCGAGGATGCCAACAAGGAAGCCTTGAAGGAGGAATTGCTTGCCATGACAGACTATTTGAAGGAGTATGGAACCATACAAGAGCAAAAGTATGCCATAGCCAAGGAATATGCCGAGAAGATAAAGGAGGCGAATGAGGGAGCCGGCACTGCTGAGGAAAAGAAGTGGAAGGTGAAAGCCCTGGAAAAGCAACGTGACGCCGCCATGGGGCAAGCTGATGCCAAGAGCCTTGCCATGAACATAGATTGGGGTGCAACCTTTGATGGTGTGGGCAATGTGCTGAAAGACGTGGCAAGAGAGACACTGGGCAAGGTGGAGGAGTATATGAAGACGGCAGAGTTTAAGGCTTTGTCGGCAGAAAACAAAAAGACCTACACCGACTTGCAAGCCAAATTGAAGCAAGAGACTGGCGGGGAAAGCACGAGTGCGTTCAACTTTAAGATATGGGACACGATAGCCGAGAATGTGAGGACGTATCAGGAGAGCGTGCGAACCCTACGCGAGAAGACAGACGCGCACACGCAGGCAGTGGCCGATCTGGAACGTGCACAGCAAAAGCTGGCCGAGGCGACGGACGACGCATCGAAAGAAATGGCGCAGAAGGCTGTGGACATAGCGCAGGGGAAGGTGGAGACGACGGCAGCGTCGCAGACCGAGGCTGAGGAGGCGAGCGACAAGGCACGGAAGACCCTGACGGACAACACCAACGCCGCAGCGCAGGGCATTAAAAATTTTACAAACTATCTGAGCGAGATGTCGAACGGGTCGCTGTACGGTTTTGCGAACGGCATGACGAAGCTCATCACCTCGCTGTCGAAAGGCTCGGATGGTATAGGCAAGTCGCTGGGCGAACTGGGTGGCAAAGTAGGCGGCATCGTGGGGGCCATACTCCAGATACTTGACGCGTTGGGCGACGATCCGAGAGGCTTCATCGACAATCTGATGGGTCGTGTCAGCGACGCGATAAACAATGTGGTGGCGGATTTGCCGATGATAGTCGTTGACGTGGTGAAGGACGTGGGCAACATCCTGGCAGGTTTGGTCAGTGGCATTGGCAGCTGGTTTGGCGCAGGCAACATATTCGGTCTGAACGGCAACCAGAAGGAGGTGAAGAAAACCATAGAGACGCTGACCATGCGGACCGAACTGCTGCAGAATGCCATTGAAGACCTGACGGACGTGATGGAGAAGAGCTACGGCCAGAAAGCCACGGACGCCTACGAGCAGGCGAAGCTGAACCAGCAGGAGACAAATGCCAACTATCTGGGCATGGCCTATGCGCAGGCCGGCTACTGGAACAAGCACCGTAGCTGGAAACACTACTGGAAGGGATTCACGGGCGACCAGACGGAATGGATAAAGCAGAACGTGAAGGGCGACTTCAACGGCAGCATCTGGAGCCTAAGCCCCGAGGAAATGAAGAAGCTGCTGGGCAATGTGGATATAGCTGAGTATATAAAGAATACCGGCAAGGGAGGCTACGGCGCCAAGGTGCTGGACAAGCTGCAGGACTATGCCGCGCAGGCGGGCAAACTGGAAGAACTGACGGACAGCTGGCGCGAGACGGTGACTCAGATAAGCTTTGAGAGCATGAAGGACAGCTTCATGTCGAACCTGATGGACATGAAGAAAGGCTCGAAGGACTTTGCGGAGGGTTTTGCCACGGACATGCAGAAGGCCCTGCTGAGCTATTCGATGGAAGACCTGGTGAACGGCAAACTGAAGAAGCTGTACGACGACTGGGCCAAGACCATCTCGGAGAAGAACGGAGAGCTGACGGAGAAGGACATCGAGGACTTCAACCGCCGTTATGACGAGATTGTGGCTGAAGGCCTGAAGCGAAGGGACGAGTGGGCGAAGGTGACGGGCTACGAGGATGCGAGCGGTACGAGCCAGAGCGCGAAGGCAGGAGGATTCAGCGCCATGACGCAGGAGCAGGGCACGAAGCTGGAGGGAATGTTTGTGAGCGGGCTGCAGCACTGGTCGAGTATGGACGAGAGGCTGGAGACGGTGGCAGAGCGCATGAGCGTAGCCGAGAGCCACCTGGCACGTATAGCCGAGAATACGGGCACGAGCGCCGAGCATCTGGGCGAGATAAAGGAAGAGATAAGAAAAATATTAAGGGACGGACTAAAAGTGAAATGACATGGACAAGATACTTGGAGGTCTGGTGCTGGTGAACGGCACAGACATCTGGAAAGAGTACGGCGTGTTCCTTGTTGAGGACAAGCGCGGCGGCATGGACAACCTGACCGCGATACTGACGCCGAGCAAGACGAAGAAGGACATAGCCGTGAACATACGCGAGGAGCAGGGCGAGAAATACTCGGCGACGCTGACCCCACGAAACGAGCCGAGAGACGTGACACTGAACTTTGCGATGTACAACAGCACGAAGGCGGGTTGGCTGCAGAAATACCTCTCGTTCATCAACTTTCTGAAGCAGGGCAAAAACGGCTGGCTGGACATAGGATTCGTGCAGCTGAACATAACGCTACACGTGAAATACACGGAAAGTCCGAAGTTCACGCCGCTGACGTATCTATGGAAAGAGGGAGTGCATGCCGGAAAGTTCAAGGTGAAATTCCGTGAGCCGGTGCCTATAATATAACGCCATCGAAACATCGTTCAAACATCGTTCAAAAAACATTAAAACAGCATTAAAACAGCATCGGAGTATGATAATAACGATATACGACAAATCGGGCAAAGCCCGGGCGGAAATATCTGCGGGTGAGAGCAGCACGCAGCAGAAGGGCGTGCAGAGCGACAACGTTCTGTCGCTCTCGTTCACACATTACGAACACATAGCGCTCGATGTGAATGACTATGTGGACTTTGAAGGCGAGCGCTACTGGCTGACGGAGCGATATGTGCCAGCGCAGAAGAGCGAGGGCGAGTGGACGTATGACGTGAAGCTGTACGGCATAGAGAGCATGATAAAACGCTTCCTGGTGCTGGAGACGACGGACGGCAATGCCGAGCCCGTGTTCACGCTGACCGCCACGGCGAGGGATCATGTGGCAATGGTGGTGAAGTGTATAAACAACGGCATGGGACACACGACGGACTGGAAGGTGGGCCGTGTGGACGGTCAGGAGCTGATAGTGATAGACTACGAGGGTAAATACTGCGACGAGGCTCTGAAGGAGATAGCCGAGAAGGTGGGCGGCGGAGCCGAGTGGTGGGTGGAAGGCCAGACGGTGAACATCTGCCGATGTGAGCACGGCGAAGAGATAGAGCTGGGCTACGGCAAGGGACTGACGAGCCTGGAGCGTGAGACCGGCAACAGCAGCAAATTCTACACGCGACTGTTCGCAATAGGCAGCAGCCGTAACATAGACGCGGAGAAGTATGGGCACAGCCGTCTGATGCTGCCAGGCGGCAGGCAGTATGTAGAAGTGCACACAGACGAGTATGGCGTATATGACCACTACGAGAAGGACGCATTCAGCGGCATATATCCACGGCGCACGGGTGAGGTGAGCTCGGTGCGGAGCGAGGAAGTAAAGGGCGATGACGGAAAGACATTCACCGTATACTACTTTAAAGACGAGACGCTAAGCTTCGACCCGAACGAGTATGAGCTGGCAGGCGAGAAGAAGCGAGTATCGTTTGCGGACGGCGAGCTTGCCGGACTGGGTGCGTCGGACGATCACTATTTTGAGGTGAACTTCGACAGCAAGACACGGGAGTTTGAGATAATTACAATCTGGCCGTATGCAGACAATACTCAGGTGCCGGGCGGAAAACTTGTGCCGAAAGCAGGCGACCACTATATACTGTGGAACGTGAGGATGCCGGAGGAGTACTACCGGAAGGCAGAGGAGGAGCTTATGGCAGCTGTGGAAAAATACAACGCGGAGCACTGGCAGGACATAAGCGTATATAAAGCCCCGACCGACCACGTGTGGATGGAGGAGAATAACGTCGTGCTGTATGTAGGCAGGCGTGTAAGGCTGGTGAGCGAAAAGTATTTCGCGGACAAGGGCTACAGACAAAGCCGTGTGACGAAGATAACACGCAAGGTGAACCTGCCAAGCCAGATGGATCTGGAAATCAGCGACGCCCTGCAGACCGGTGCGCTTGAGAAGGTGAACGACAGCATAGGTGAGCTGAAGAACTACACCAAGTCGAGGACGGAGGGTGCGGCTCTGCCGGACGTGATACGCTCGTGGGACTCGACTCAGCCTACGGATAATAATCTGTTTTCGGCGAAACGCAGTATGCAGGAGTTTCTGAGCTGCAAGAATAATGATACGGCGCAGGGATTGATACGCTTTATGGAGGGCCTGAAGCTGGGCGACGGCGACATGGGGCTTGACGCTAAGGGCGGGGCTGTGCTGAGCGACGTTGTGGTGGACCGTGTGCATGACGCCAAGTCTACGCCTGCCGACCGCGTTATGGTTGGCGCTCAGGGCTTCGACCTGTACATGGGCGATGACGGCAAGAGTCACATGTACGTGGATTATCTCGTGGCGCGCGCTAAGTTTTTTGCGGCGAGTGCGGAGGTGCGCAAGGTGTCGTATTCGGGGGGCACGACCATCTTCTCGAACGCGGGCTCGACGATTGCTAAGGTGACTTATGTGTTTGACGCTGCGGGCGAGAGGGTGATTGCTTACAAGTGCTACGCTCTGGCTGATGACGGCACTACGAGGACTATGAACTGGTGGCATGTGGGCATGATGGCGCTGTGCCAGACCTTTAACGTGAAGGATGTCGAGACGGAGAGGCTGCAGAACCGCTACTACTGGCGCATGGTGATTGGTGTGGGTCAGGAGACGTTGGAGGACTCGAAGCTGTATGACTATGTGATACTGTCGAACGTGCGGGAGTTTGCGGGTGGCGAGGCTATGCTGCCGAACAAGGGCGTGCGTGTGCTGGCTGACGAGACGGGCAGGGTGCTGCGCTGGGGCGGTGTGGCTGTGGCTACGGTGTATGACGGCGAGCTGGTGTCGATGGCTGAGCTGTTTGCCAAGGCGGAGGGCAGGACTACTGACGACGGGGGCAACGTGATTGCGCAGAGGGTGTTCTACGGTTATGAGGCTGTGAACGGCGGCGAGCCGGATGCTCCTGCCGAGGGCGATGTGATTGTGCAGGTGGGCGACCAGATAAGATGGAAGAGTCACGGCAATGTGATCAAGCTGTCGACTTCGACTGAGGACAATGCTACGGACTCGGCTCCTGCTATCACTATGTATCACCAGATTGGCGCTCTGTGGGAGACTGGCAAGAAGGACAGCGCGGGGCAGCCGGTCAGGAATCCGTATCAGTGGAAGGAGGTGACGTGTGTGATATCGCCGGAGCAGGTGCTGCTGAATGCGCGGAGGTTCAAGCTGTTCACGGACAGCGTGGACAACATCGTGGAGCCGTATGTGGTGATGTACACTGTCGTGCCGAGCTGCCAGTGCATTGTAAGGCATACGGCTACACGGTCGACGACTCCGGAGGTGATCGGGGCTGAGACGGTGAAGCGTGTGGGCAATACGACAGAGCTGCTGAGCAGCAGCGACGTGAAATATATGGCCGACGTGGTGTGGCAGGACGGCAACGGTGTGGAGACTATGGCTCTGACTGATGTGCACACGAGGGGTCTGTACAACGTGAAGTCGCTGAAGATTAAAGCTTATATGCTCAAGGATGCGGAGAAGATGCTGGCGGAGTGTGACATTGCTGTGGTGAGCGACGGCGAGCAGGGTGAGGATGGCAAGCCTGGAACGGACGGCAAGCCTGGTGCTGATGGTGCTGACGGCTGGGACGGCAAGGATGCTGCCGTGGTGGTGATTAATCCGTCGGTGCTGACGGTGGACACGGTGAAGGACGGTAGCGGCAACCCTCGTGTTGACTGCTCGGGCGAGAAGGTGAAGGCTGATGTGAGGATTGAGCGTGAGGGTGTGTCTATAGTCAACGAGTGTGACCGCTACGAGGTTGTTGACAAGATGGGCTGTACGGCGCATATCGCTGATGGGGGCACGTCGGGGATGCGCATTGTGATTGACTCTATAACGCGCGACGAGTATATGGTGGGCAGCACTAAGCGGTATATTCCCCGCACTACGGCTACGGCTACGGTGAGGATTCATTGCTCTACTAACAATAGTTATTATTACGCTACGCTGACGGTGAATGTGAATGTGTCGGCGGTGTGGAGCGAGCTGACTATCACGTCGGAGAAGCTGTCGTCTAATTATACGAAAATCAGCAACAGCGTCGAGGGCATGCGTCAAGAGTTGACGCAGTATGACTCGAAGATTGAGCAGACGGCGCGGAATATTGCGCTGAAGGTGTCGCAGACGGCTGTGGGCAGGAAGAATCTGCTTGTGGGGAGTGCACTGAGACGGCAGGGTGAAGGAGTGTTTCTCGTTGGTGATTCCTTTATTTCTATACTTGAACAATATAACGGAGTTAATTCGTGTTGTTGTTCAAAAAAAGGTTTCACCGGCCTAAAATGGTGTTATAATACGTATGTAGGCGGTCGTAATATTAAAGTCGAAAAGGGTAAGAAATACCATTTTTCCGTGATGGCAAAAGCGACGACACCCATTACTGTGGCATTAGAGGCGGTTTGGACAAAGAATGCTACAAGTGTCGATTCGGCAGAAGGATATAAAGGGCCTAATGGCAGTGGCTTTGTGGCGCAGAAAACGGTGGGAACACAATGGGAACGTATTGAAGGAGTTATAACAGTGCAACCTGATGCTCCTTATGAATACATACAGGTAGACATACTTACAAATCTTGATAAAGATGGCGCATTTTACCTCAGCCAGCCTATGCTCGTCGAGGGCGATGAATATGTGGGCTGGTCGCTGTCGGAAGAGGATGCTGAGTACATTGGCGGCAATCTGCTTGATAATACTGATACGCTGGTGCAAGGCGGTAACTTGACGGTAAGAGACGGCAGCTATAGTGCTCTGCATCCTCGTGATAACAGCGACGATGAGATAAACAGACAGTCATATAAGGGGTTCCCAACGCTGAATACCGACATTCGATATGCAACTGATGCCAATCTAATTAATATGCTGGAATGGGGATTAGGCGCTGATGTGGTAAAGCAGGGGCAGGACTACATGTTATCGTTTATGGCGAAGGGCAATAAGGGCGGTCAGTTTACTGCTTACTTCTACAAAAGCGACACTACAGAGAAGGTGTTTGTCGAGGTGCTGGACAGAGTAAACGGGCCTAACCAACACACGGCAGCCAACGGTAATGCTGGTGTGACATTCAAAGAGGACTATGTATGGAAACGATACTGGGTGCACTGGCGTGTTGTTGGCGGTAATTTGCCGAGCCGAGTGTTGATACGCTGCAACAAAGGCACTGATATGTATGTCTCTCAGCCCAAGCTCGAATACGGCGCTACGGTGACTGAGTATCGTGCGACGAAGACTGACTACATTGAGGACAAGAGTGTGGCAGGCAAGCTGCTTGACACGGGTATTGACCTTGTGCATCGTAAAATCACGATGACGGCTGACACTGCTGAGTTTCGCGCGAATAACGGCAAGACGATGGCGGTGTTTACCGCTGACGGCCTAAATACGTCGCTTGTCAAAGCCGAGCGGCTTGAGACAAAAGGCGAGGAGGCGGTAGTCAAGATTGCTGACGGCATGATAAGTGTATACGGCAGAGCTAACGCGCCGAATATCCGCTTCGGTGTCAATGCTGAGGGGTATGCCGTGATGGAGTATTACGACAATGCCGGCAACTTGCTTTATGACCTCGGTCCGGCTGGTATGAGCACGATAAAGACACAGGCAGCGGCGATAAGTGCACAGCAATTCTACCCAGTGACTAATACGGCGCTGACATCTCCTTATACATACGAGCTACAATGCAAGAGCAGCATGGGCAGCTATGACCTCAAGTATTTGTGCGCTAAAGGCTCTAACAACGACCGCCTTCTGTTCGGGCGCGAAGGGTTCGGGCAGAGCGGTGTGCTGGTGAGCAGCAATCTCGGTGTAGGCAGTGATAAGGCACTATTCTTGTACTTATACTCAGCTCCACGTGTGAACGGGCAGGTTGTGGCCGATAAAAACGCTGACCGCGGTCTGACGACGCAGGCTCTTGCTAAAGCAGCAGACGGGTGCTACTTCACGTCGGATAAGAATCTTGCCGTTAACGGCCGACTAAATAATGTCGCTATAGGTGAGTTTATCCCCTTTGACGTAAAGACACAGAGCAATATGCAAGACCGTATTTTGATGCTTCACGAAAACGAGACTATAAGCCTGCCAAGGCTATATTTCGGCGGTTGGCTAAAGCAGTCGCTATCGTCAACCACTAAACTGGTCAAACCTGATACTGTCAGACTTCAGGTGTACGGTGGCGGTATGTTTACACAGCGCGGCACGTGGGACGGCACGATGGCGTTGGAGTTGTAAGACTATAAACAATAAAAGATCATATGATATGGCAGATTATGAAATTGTAGACGTTACGAAGCTTCAGAAGGCTGAGGGCGTAAAAGATGGTGACACGCTGCTGCTGATACGCCAGCAGGGCGACGGCACGAGTATATGTATGCGCACTGACGGCGCACAGTTTAAAGGCACTGACGCCTATGACGTGGCGAAGGCTAACGGCTTCAGCGGCACGCGCGAGGAGTGGGCGCAGCAGGTGGCGAGGATTAATGAGGTGTCGGCGGCTATCGACAACGCTAACGACACCGCCAGCCATCCGACGAAAATCGGCAGCGACAACTACGTGTACGAGTGGAACAAGGCGGCAAAGGCTTACCAGAAGACCGGCATCCTCGTTAAGGGCGACAAGGGCGAGAGAGGCGCTACGGGCGCTCAAGGTCCGCAAGGAGTGCAGGGTGTGAAGGGCGAGACCGGTGCCAGGGGCGCAACCGGACCGCAGGGTGCGACCGGTGCGCAAGGACCTCAGGGCGAGAGGGGCGAGAAGGGCAAATCGCCGATCATCAAGAATGCGTCGTGGTGGATATGGGATGAGCAGAGCGGCGACTACAAGGACAGCGGCATGTCTGTGTCGTCGCAGTATACGCTGACGAAGGAAGCCATAGAGGGTGTGCTGACGGGTGATGTCAGCTCGCACACGCATAGCGCTTATGCTGCTAAGACTCACACTCATACGGAGTATGCAGCGGTTGGCCATACGCATACTGAGTATGCAGCTGTCGACCATACTCACAGCAATTATGCCTTGACAACTCACAAGCATACCGAGTATGCAGCTGTTAGCCACACACACGACAATTATGCGCTTACGGGGCATAAGCATACAGAGTATGCGCTGGCATCGGCTCTCAGCGACTACTACACTAAAAAGGAGGTAGAGGATATGGTTGGCAATGCCGGCGGCGGTGTAGACGAGAGCTGGCTGCAGCAGAAGGGGTATCTAAAAAAGAGCGACATGAGGGAGACTGTTGTCATTAAGCTTGTGAGTGACAAGGGAGAGTCTGACTCCGGGCTGATTGGCGCGACTGTTACTGTGAGGGGTAAAGGAATTGTATATACCAAAGAGACTTGGCAGGGTACTCCTATAAAGGTTGGGGTGATGTGTGATAGAGATGTGACGATAGAGGTTGGTACAGTGAAGATGTATATGAAGCCAAAGGCATTGACATATACACCGTCGCCACTGTATAACAGAGAGGTGACATTTACGTATAAGGCTTTGAAGCTGGGTGTGTTTATTATTGATACAAATGATAATCTCATAAATAAAGATTCATGGAGTCCAACTATGCAGCAAACAACGGTTGGAGTTGCTCTAATCACAGAAAAAGTTGCTATTGTCATTTCAACAGGACTTCACACTGACTTGCGTTGGAGTAAAACATATCAACTTGTAGGAGGAGTTACAACAACAACTGATAGTACGGTGGCTGCAACAGATTATAAAGGCAAAGCCAATACAGAGGCAATTGTAAAAGCACTTGGTCAAAATGCACCAGCTGCATATTACTGCTCTAACTATACCTTTAAAAACGGCAAAAAAGGGTATCTAATGGCGGCGGGTGAGGCTCAGGAAATATTTGTTAATATGCGGGAAATCTCGGAATTGCTTAATTACATAAACCCAAATACAACTAATCTTGCTAATGGATACGAAGTTTGGACATCAACACAAAATAATAATTCTACTGCTTGGTGTCATGATGGCATGAGTCTTAAAACACTCTCTAAGACGGTTGATAACAATTACGTTGTTCCAATCTATTCACTAAACGATTAAAACAAGTAAAAGGATTATGATATGAGAGCAAGTGATGTTTTGATAGATAAGCTGAAGCAGATGGAGGGTTATCGGGCTAAGGCTTACAAGTGTGCGGCGGGTCGATGGACGTGTGGGTACGGTCATACTAAGGGTGTGACGGCTCGCACGGTGTGCGACAAGGCTAAGGCGGAGGTGTGGCTGAGGGCTGACCTTGAGCCGATTGAAGTGTTTCTGTCAGCCATACCAGAGATTTGCAAGACGCAGGGGCGATTTGATGCTTGTGCCGACTTTTGTTTCAACGTCGGCATAGGCAATTTCAAAAGCTCCACTCTGTTTAAAATGGTTCGTCGCAACGCTGCCACCGCTGATATCCAGCGTGAGTTCTTGAAGTGGGTATATGCAGGAGGTGTGCCACTCAGCGGCCTGTTGAAAAGACGTAAGTGGGAGGCATCCCGCTACGCGGAGTTTTGAATTTTGAGTTTTGAGTTAGGAATTGTCGGGTGCGCCGTTTTTTTACAATCGATGCGTTATCGGTATCTTTGCTCATATTTTCAATGTTTAATGCTTAAAAGTTAGTATTATGATAGATAACATACGTCATATGTTTGTGGGCATCACGATTGCCGTCTGGGCATTCCTCAAGCCCATCGAGGGCGACCTGCTCTCGCTGATAATAGTGTTCTTCCTGAACTTCTTCTTCGGCTACCTGTCTGGTCTCATAGCCAACCGCGAAGATTTCGAGTTGAAGAAGGCGCTGCGCTGCATTGCAGAGGCTACCATCTTCTTCGTGCTGTGCTGTGCCATCTACACGATAGGCAATCTGAAGCACCAGCCCGAGGGTGCTCTGCAGTGCGTGAGCTTTGTGACTTATGTGGTGCTGTGGTTCTACACGCTCAATATTCTCAAAAACCTCAAAAAGATGTTCAAGCGTGACACCACACCATGGCTGATAGTGTCATTCTTGTATTATATCCTGCGCTTCAAGTTCATCGAGCGCATACCCGGCTTGACAGAGTATCTGTCTGTTGGGCGTGACTAACTATGTATATTGCGTATGAGATATTTCCGTATCTTCTTCGGCATCCTTGCATTGATGTGCCTTGCAGGGTGCTCAACGTGCAAGCCGGTGGTTGTAGAGCGTGTGGTCAATAAGACTGACTCGCTCTACAACGCCAGCCAGCGTATAGACAGCTTCCGCATACACGACTCTGTGTACGTGGAGACTTACACCATGGGCGACACTGTGTACAAGACACGTGTCGAGTGGCGGTGGCGTGACCGCATAAGCTGCAGGGCTGACACGGTATACAAAACTGTGCTGCGGTGTGATTCGGTGCAGGTTCCGGTGCCGGTAGAGCACAAGACAACGCTACGGGGGCTAATTTATAGAGTCTTGGGCGAAGCCCTTATCGTAGTGGCTTATGTGGTGCTATTGTTTTCCTTAATGGCGTATGTCCGCAGAAAAATGGATAAAAGTTGACGGTAGGCTTTGTCACCTCAAATAAATTTCGTATATTTGGGGTGTAATAATTAAATCGTCTGCTATATGGAAACATTCTTTATTTTATCATCAATATTCATTTTTTCCTTGTTCATAATCAAAGGCTTGGAGAGTATTCGTAATAAAGCCTACAAGTCCTTAAACTCTACTCGGGTGGTAAAAAAATCGACTTCTATTGTGAGACTATATCGATTCGATAAAATGTATGACCCTCAATCTTATTTTTACAGATTAGAGCGTGAGATAATGATTTCTACTCTTCCTGACGACTTGATAAATAGTGAGCTTGCAAATCTAAGAGAACAATATAATGCTTACTTAGAGGCGAAAAGATGAAGTATTTTTATTAAATATACATTAGTGCTACCTTTGGTTTTAAATCAAAGATAGCACTTTTTTATGGCAACAACTCAAACATTTGAAACCATTATTCACCTCAATGCACAAGAGGCGAAGAATGAGATGGCAAATCTTCAGAAAAGACTCGACAATCTGAAGAGAAAAAAGGCTGAAGCACTACGTGATCCTGGCACATCAGTCAAGGATATTAATAAATTCAATAAAGAGATTAAGGCTGCCGAAGCAAGCCTTAAGGCTTATGGCAGCAGTGTATCTAAGACTATAGATACTGTAAATAACTTGACCACAGCTTCACTCGGTGACATAGAGAAGGCTGCACGTGAAGTGCGCCGGGCAATGAAGCAAGTCACCAGTCCTGAAGATTACAACAATCTGAATATAATTCTGCAGCGTTGTAAAGACCGTATGGATTTCCTAAAGGACTCGACAGTCCAGTCTCTCAAAGAGATGCAAGACATTAATAGTGCTACAGCTAACCTGCAGCGCGTTCTGGGCAATATTGATGGTGCCTCGCTCAATGAGTTGACAGCTGCGGCCACGAAGCTTCAGGCTGAGATAGGCGACATTAAACCCGATACCGATGCCTTCAGACTGGCTTCGGAGAATCTTCAGCGCATAAAATCCCGTATACAGCAAGTCAGTGCTGCGCAAAAAGAGGCTAACCTGACCATCGACAAATACGACAAAGAGATAGCAGCAGCCAAGAGGTCGGCTGCAGATCTTGCGCGAGAGAACAAGCTAATAGACACTACGCTTGAGAATATCAGCGGTTCGTCATTGCGCGACCTGGAGTATTCTCTGAAGATTGTCAACGAGCGCCTTGCTGACACAAAGCAGGGTTCTGAGGCGTTCGACATGCTTAATGAAAAGGCAAAGGCTCTCAAGGCTCAAATAGCTGCTGTCAATGGCGAACAGCAGACTTCTTCATCTTTGTTTGGCAGAGTAGTCAAAGGCCTTAACGAAAATTGGGGAGCCATTTCTCAAGGCATTGCCACGCTGACCGGCTTGTCTTACACCATCCGACAATGCGTCAACGCTTATACCGAGATGGACCAAGAAATGAATAATGTGCGCAAATATACGGGCCAGTCCATGGAGGAGGTCGTGGAAATGAACGAGACCTTCAAGGAGATGGATACCCGTACTCCACGCAAGCAGCTGAACGAACTGGCTGAATCTGCCGGTCGTCTTGGCATTACATCAAAGAGTTCGATCGAAGAGTTCGTTGATGCTGCCGATAAAATTCAGGTGGCACTTGGCGACGATCTCGGCGATGGGGCTATTGACAAGGTGGGCAAACTTGCTATGGCTTTCGGTGAGGATGACCGTCTTGGCTTACGTGGTGCTATGCTCGCTACTGGTTCTGCCATCAATGAGCTGGCACAGAACTCGTCTGCTTCGGCTGGTTACCTCGTCGAGTTCACGGCACGAGTGGCTGGCGTTGGCAAGCAGGTAGGTCTCTCGCAAGCTCAAATTATGGGCTTTGGTGCCGTACTTGACGAGAATATGCAGAAGGACGAAATGGCTGCTACTGCTTTCGCCCAACTGTTGACCAAGATGGCTACAGATACCAAGACCTTTGCAAAGATGGCTGGCGTTGATGTCAAGACTTTCTCAGAATTAGTGAAGAATGACATGAACAAGGCTGTCATCACGCTTATGGATAACCTTAAGTCCAAAGGCGGTCTCGATCAGTTAGGCAAAATGTTCGGTGACATGGGGCTTGATGGTGCACGTGCCGTGTCTGTCCTCACAACCATGGCAGACAAAGTAGATGATGTCCGTAAACGTCAAGAGATAGCTACCGATGCATATAAAAAAGCCACGTCCGTAATAGAGGAGTTTGACGTGCAAAACGAGACTGTTCAGGGCGCAGTTGAGAAAGCGAAGAATAAATTCCATGATCTTACTGTCGAGCTCGGCGAGAGTCTGCTGCCTGTAGTCAAATATACGATAAGTGGCAGTAGCCTGCTTGTCCAGGGTCTAAAGGCTCTCACTACATTCTCGCAGAAATATTGGAAGGTTCTGGTAGTGCTCACATCTGGTATTGTGGCTTATACTCTTGCAGCTAAGGCTGCTGAGATTGCTGAGACAGCGAGCAGAATAGCTAAACTAAAAAGCTTGGCTGTTGATAAATTGAAGGCCGTCTATACTGGTCTTGCCAAATCTGCCCAGACTGCTTACAGTATCGCAGTGGATGCATGTACGCGAAAGATTACACTTGCCACCGCAGCCCAAGAGCTTTGGAATAAAGTGATATTGGCTAATCCTTATGCAGCTGCATTGACCACTATGGTGGCTGTTACAGCTGCGATTGTGGCGTTCTCGCTAAAGACAGACAAGGCTGTCAAGGCACAACGTGAGCTTAATAAAGCCAACGCTGAAGCTGCTACAGAGTGTCGTTCAGAAATTGCAGAGTTGTCAAGTCTGGTCAAACTGGTGCAAGATAAGACTGCGTCTGATGAGGTGCGTGCAGAGGCGTTGAAAAAACTGAAATCTCAATATCCTGACTATCTCAATAACCTTACGCTCGAGAATGCTCTGTCAAATAATGCCCGTGAAGCCGTTGACAACCTGACTGACTCTATTCTTGCTCAAGCTAAGGCCCGTGTGTATCTATCGAAGGTCGAGGAGCTTGAGCGTAAGAAGCAAGACGTTGACGAGAAGTATATGAATAGCTGGTGGGGTGGTATGGTTCAGAACTTCCGCTCACAGTTTCAAGCTCTTGGCAATAATATTGCCCATTACATGCAAAAGGGTTATAATGCTCTGACTGAGGGCTTCGACGGGGGACAGTTCCGAAAAGGGTTGAGAGGTTTCAAAGAAGGCTGGAACACGCAGACATACATCGATAGAGAGGGCTATAGCAGAACTTATGTCGGCAACTACAGCCGTAACCATGACGCTGAAATTCTTGAGTTACAGAAAAAGCAGAATGAGTGGCTTGATAAATATCGTGAGGTACAGAAGCAGGAGGCAGAGAACCTGCAGAGGGTTCGCAAGGCCAATGAGGCTCTTGGCGGTGGCAAGGGCAAGAGTACTGTCGTAGGTGAGGATTACAAATCTGAAGCTGAGAAAAAGGCTGAGCAGGCTGAAGCACGCAAGGCTGCAGTAGCTGCGCGTAAGGCAGAAGCCGAGCGCAAGCGTCAAGAGGCTCAAAAAAACAAAGACCTCAAGGCATCCATCAAGGCGCAGCAGGCTATTACTGATGCCGAGCTCGTCGAAAACTTCCGTAGATACGCTGACGAGAATCTTGCGTATAAAGATTTCATGCAACAACAGTATGAGATAAAACAGAAGGGTCTTGATGAACAGATCAGACTCTATGGCAAAGACTCTGACGAGGCGCAGGCTCTGATAAAAAAGAAGACGGAGATGGAGCAACAATATCAGCAGCAAAAACTACGCTATGACGAAGACGAAATACAACGTGAGCATGCATCAAAGGCTATTGCTCTTCAGATGGCATACGAGAAAGGGGGCATTGACAACGATCTCTACCATGATGAGATTGCTCTTGCTGAAGCTCTATATAATAATGAGATAGACATGCTGAAGAAGCGTCAGTCTCTCTATAAAAAAGACTCGCAGGAGTGGCTCAATATTGAGGCAGAGATTAAACAGCGTCAAAGCGAGCAGGGGCTTGCCCGTGAGCAAAGATATGCCGACCTGCTCTCCCGATACAAAGAGGAGTGGGCCACTAAAGACATCAAGGAGCAGGAGCGCATTACTCTCAAGGGTCTCGACTTGCTGCACGAGAAAGGTCTGCTGAAGGAGACTGAGTATCAGGATATGCTCAAGCAGATAAAACTGCACTATGCTGAGCAAGAGGCAGAGCAAGAGCTGCACGACTCCAAGGGTGAGAAGTTCAAACGTAACGCTAAGTCTGCTTATAATACGGCTTCCAACAAGGCTAAAGCATCATGGTCTGATGATCATCCTGAGGGTTCAAAGATTATGGATTTCGTTACTTCTGATGTTGACATATACAAGTCTACTCTTGCCAATATCAAGTCTATGGAAGAGGAGGGCCTTATCTCACATCAGGAGGCTATGGCTGCTATGGGCGAGGCTACAGCAGACATGTGCAACGGTCTTGTGACCAAGTTCCAGGCTGCTATGGATGCTATCTCTCCGCTCATGAGCGCTATGTCTTCATACTATTCTGCACAGTCTGACTACGAGGTGAGCGTTACCGAGAAGAAGTATGAGAAGCTTATCAATGCTGCCGGCAACAATACTGCCAAGGCTAAGAAGCTCGAAGAGAAGAAGGAGAAGGAGGTTGCCAAAATCAAGTCTAAGTATGCCCGTAAGCAAGCTGCTATGCAGATTGCACAAGCTATTGCACAGACTGCTATCTCTGCCATTGCAGCCTATAGTTCTGCTATGCAAGGCGTGCCATACCCTGCCAATATGGTTCTCGCTCCGATAGCTGCCGGCATTGCTGCAGCTGCTGGTGCTATCCAGATTGCCACCATCAAAAAGCAACAGCAGGCTCAGGCTGCCGGCTATTATGAGGGTGGCTTCACGGGCGGTTCACGCTATCGCCGTGAGGCTGGTGTGGTGCATGAGGGCGAGTTCGTGGCTAACCACCATGCGGTCAACAACCCAAGCATCCTGCCTGCTCTACGTCTTATCGATGAGGCACAGCGCAACAACACTGTGTCGTCGCTTACCGCTGCCGACATCTCGCGCTCTGTAGGGCAAGGTGGGGCTACCGTGGTGTCTGCTCCTTCGGTTGTGGTAAACACTGACAACTCAGATATTAAGGCTACGCTCGATGATACCCGCAACACTATCGGTGCGCTCTCAGCTCAGATAGCCGAGGGCATCGAGGCTAAGGTCTACATCGATGGTCCGCACGGTGTGGCCAAGAACCTCGATAACTTCAAGAAGATGCAGGCCCGCACATAATTCAAAAATCAAAATTCAAAAATTCAACATCGGCTCCGCCGACAATTCAAAATTCAAAACTCAAAACTCAAAACTCTACAATGATATATTGCACTATCAACGGCCAGACCGCATATCCTTCTGCGTCTGACAAGATTAAGGTGACTTATGCCAACCAATACATCGAGGACTCGGGGTCATACACCTACGACATCTCGTTCCCGATGTCGATACACGCCAATCAGGTTCTGTTCGCCAACATACACCGATTTGACGTGCATAAGCGCTCGAAGTCGTTCGACGACTGCAAGCTTTACGCCGACAACCGTCTCTTCATCAGTGGCAAGGGCACGATTACAAGCGTGTCCGACACCACTGTCAAGATGCAGATTGTCGGGGGCAAGTCGCGCATCAAGTATAACTCGAAGTTTGAGGGTCATTTCATCGACAAGGTGCCTTTCCCTAAGGTCTATATTACCCATGGCATCGATAAGGCCAAATATCAGGGCTTTGGCTTGACGCGTGTCGATGCTGAGCGCTACAAGAAGCTCATAATGGTTGACCTCTCTACAGATTTCCGTGTAGGCCAACCTGGCGTGGCTCTGTTCTACCCCATCTACGACGAGACTAACGACCAGGTGTCAAATTATATTAACCACGTCAATGTCAACAAGCTCGTGGTTGATGGCGTGCATTATCCGCACGGACACATGGTCCAGATGTGGTACCTCGCCGTGCAGCCTAATCTCATATATGTGCTTAAGGGCGTTCTGCAGAGTGAGGGCTACAAGATTGTGCGCAACGACTTCGACGCTGCTCCTTATACAAGAATTTATATAGCTTCAGCAAGGCGCACAGCCAAGATTAACGAGGCGCTGCCTCATTGGTCGGTGTACACCTTCATCGAGGAGTTCCGCAAGCGGTTCAATGCTACATTCGTATTCGACGATCTTGTAAAGGAGGTGAGCATCATTTCTACCAATGAGCTCACAAGCAACAATGCCGTGACTTATGAGTGCATGGGCGAATACTCGGCAGAGTTCGACGAGGATGGGCTTGAGAACCTTGCCACGTCAAACGTTGAGTACTCGTTTGACAGCTCTGGCAATAGAGACTGGTGCGAGTCCATTCCGCTCTCGGTTCTGAAGCAATACCCTATTAAGGAGTTTGACAGCGAAGAGAATATGAATACTGCAGCTATGGCCATGTCTACCCGTGAGCGTCGCAGCACCATATTCAAGTTTGGTTTGTCGTATTTCATTTGGGCTTTGTTGCCCAAAGACGGCAACCCGGAGAATACTGATCTGACAGAGCAGCGCACTGTGTGCGGTATGTTCAACCCTATACTGCGCGACGCTGAGAGTGACAATGCGATAGGTATCAAGATGATACCGGTGGCTATGTTTCAGCGCAAGCGACGTGCTGGTGTAGATGCGTCTGTGCCTATCTCTCCTGACTTGATGCCTAACAGCTATGTTGTCATGCCTTCAACCGCTAATGAGGGTGACTCTTTGCTCGACGGTATGAGCGAAGATGAAGACGGCGACTACTATCTGTCGGTGCAAGATGCCATGCAGGGCACAGAAGACAATACAAGCGAGGAGACCGCTGACGAACCGATGCGTCTGATGCTCTCCGACAACGCCGTTCGCGACCTTGATAAAAATATTACCACGACGTTCCCTGCAAGCGGTAGCATGTCGCTCTATCCTATCGCTTACACCGACTTTCGTGAGTTCAGCAAATGGGCAGGCGAGCGATTCTCATTGTCGCTCGAAGCTACAGATCTATCTGTCAGCGGTTTGAAAAAAAATAATGGCGTAAAGGTTGACATCGATGCGCACAACCTTTACACCATTAAATTCATCGCTGATGATATACCCGACCCCTCCAATATCTACATCTTCAACAACCGTAGATTTATATGCCAGAAGATAGAGATGGAGGTGACGGGTGAGGGGCTCGACCGCGTGAAGACAGGCTACTTCTACGCTATACTATAGGTCTCCGACGAAGTGCTTCGTCTCTTCGTGCACCACTTTCGGTCGCTTCAGATACTTGTTCGTTACTGATATGTCAGAGTGGCGTGCCTGGTCTCTCGCTACCACGATGCCCTGAGCGTTGGCGAGGTCTCTGATTCCGGAGTCCTTGAGCGAGTAAAATTGATAAGATGCCGGAAAGTTCAGTGCTTTCCGCATCTTATTCCACTCCAGCCGGAACCGATTCACATATATCTGCTGCGGTCCGGGTGTCATGTTGGCTCCGAATAAGTAGTCCTGCGATGGGTAGTCGAAGATGTGCTGCTCGATCATCAGCTTCAGCACTGTGTCGTTGAGCGCTACGACCTGCCCCTTGCGGTTCTTGGCCACGCTCTCCGATATATACACGCTCTGCTCCTTTATTGATATGTCACCTATCTTAATATAGCGTAGCTCGTCTGGTCGTATGAAGGTGTAGTATTCCATCATACACGCGAGGTAGAATGAGGGGTTTTTCTGTTGCGTCCACTCCCTCACCTTGCGCAGGTCTTTAGCCTCAAGCGGTGAGCGCAGCTTCTCGTCTTCGCGCAGCATGTGTATGCTCTCGATGGGGTTGCGGTCGATATACTTCCGCTCCGCTAACCATGTGCAGAATGCTGACAGCCATGTGCGGTAGTTGTTGCGAGATTTTGCAGAGAGGTCTTTGTCGAGAATGAGGTAGTCAAGAAAATCTACTGCAAAGGCAGTGTTAAGCTGATAGGCATATTTTATTTTCGCCCCTACTTCTTCGGTGAAAACAGACAATTGCTTGAGCCTGCTTCGATAGTCGGTAGCAGTCTTCGGCTTGAGTATCCCTTTCTTCTCAGCAGCTTCAATATAGGTGCTGTATCTGTCGAACACTACGCCAAGTTCTGTGTACTGCCGTGTGTTCGTGGTGTTCACGAAGGGGTTCCACCCGGATAAAAGTTTGTGTGTGAGATTGTAGACAAGCACGGCTGCAATTTTTTCTCTCTCCGCCCTGTTGTGGTAGCGGTCGAGCATGTAGCGCTTACGTTTCAGTCTGTCTGTAGTCGGATCGTAAGCGAAGAAATCAACGTAATAGGATTTACCCCGATGTATCCTCGGAAGGGTATACCCTATTATTTCTCTTGTAGATAAGAAATTTTTGGCTTTAGAGTACATTTTTTGGCTCAGTGGAAAAATACTGGGGAGGTTTTTTAGTTTCATAGTATTTTGTATCTTTGCATTATGAACATGCTTGAACAATTAGCCCATCTAGTTCTTCCCAAAG